CGGCGGCACTGGATTTACGTTTGCTAAGTTTTTAGAAAGCCGGAAGTTCATGCGTCAACGTGCTTCTGCTCGTGGTAAAACAACTTTGTTAATCGACGCTGAAGCTGAAAGTGACTTGATGAATGAAGACAAGTTGAGCAGCTCCGACTACGTTAACAACAAAGCTATCGCAGCTGATGGCTTAAACGGCATGACAATCATGGGCGTTGACTTCCTTGTCATTCCAGACATGAAAGAGAACGGCTTAACAGCTGGTCAAGCTTACATGTATAACGAGATGGCAGTTGGCTATGCATCTTCAGAACGTTTAGGTGGTGATATTTCTTGGGAAAACGTCAAGACATCTTACTTGATCAACATGTGGTTAGAAGCCGGTTCAGCCGTCATTGACCCACGCGGTTTAGTTGAGATTCTTTACACCGTTTAATAACCAAGGGGATTTATCATGGCTTTTGACAAAAATTATTTAGGTCGAGTAAACACTAGCGCTAACAACCAAGCTTTAAATGTTTGGTCGTACAACGCAACCGCTTCAGGCACGAACGAAACAGCGGCAACCGTTGCAGCAAGTGCTTACTTTAACTCGTTTCAACAAGTGCTAACCAGTGGTAGCGAAGTTGGCCCGTTGGTTGTTGGTGATGCTATCTACATTCATGGTAACGATACAAGTGCCATCTATGTAGTATCAAGCATTACGACTAACGTTACCGTTGCTTCATTAAGCGGTGAAAGTGCTCGCGTAGTTTATTCAGGAAAAGAAAGTGATGGTGGCGGTAGCGCTACAGTTGCTATCACAGTTACAGGAGCTCTTTCTACTGACTTAGTGTTTGCTCAAGTAGAAGCAAGCACCAATGCAGTTGAAGTTCAGAAAGTAACCCCGACAACCAATACTGTAACCGTGTTATTGTCTGGCGACCCTGGCGCTTCAACCGTAGTAACGTACCAAGTTCTAAGAGCAACAGCTTAAGTAATACCTTGAGCCGGTAACATTTTGTCACCGGCTCAAACTCCCAGGGGAAAACATGACTTTTTCACCGCCAACAACGACCATCGAAATTGTAAGCCAAGCGGCAGTAATTTGTGGCAAGCAAAGTTTTAACACGCTTACTAGTGGTGGTGCCTTTGCGCAAGATGGCGCGGCGTTACTGGACACACTTGTCTCGGCAGAGCTGGGTTCTAATCGATGGCGCTTCGCACAAGCCTCTCAACAAATGAGTGTTATTAATACCCTTACTCCTACGTTTGATGGCTGGGAATACTATTGGCAAATGCCAGCAGATGTTCTCATGTTCTTTTATGTGACACCTCAAGTTAACTATAGAGTTTTTGGTGATAGAGTCTTACTTAATACGAACCAAACAACACTTAATGCCGTATACTCAGAGAGCCTATCCGTTTCAAAATGGCCACCAGCTTTCAGCATGTACATGGTGTTTGAATTAGCATCCATGCTTGGTATGTCTGTTACCAACTCAGACAGAATGGTAGCTAGGATTGAAGCACAAAAAAATCTATGGCACTCAAGGGCTTTATTTGCTGACGGTCAAAATACACCAACAGAAAGCCTACGCTCACAGCCTTGGGTTAACGTACGATACCAATACCGAACTAGACGAGGTTAAGCTATGCCCATGCGAACAGCAAACAATAGCTTCAGCAACGGCGAGTTAGACCCTACACTGTACGCACGTGTTGATGTTGATGTGTATACCAAAGGAGCTAGAAAGCTTCGTAACATGATTGGGCTTTGGACTGGCGCAGCTCGTATAGCGGCTGGCGCTGTTTACGTTGATGTCATGGTAGATAGAGAAAACTCAGACGCAGTAATTTCTAACGCCGACTATGTTAATGGCGTTGATTTATTGTTTGATGCAGCGAACGATGTGGTCTACACAATAATTCTTAGGCAGTCTAACGCCGTATCCGCAATTGATATTTATTATAATGACGTACTGCAAGCAACAGTTACCGGTGCAGGTTACACAAACGCACAAATCAGCAATGTAAATTATGTTGTTGGCAACGATAGAATATTATTACTTCATGAGTCAGTTGCCATTAAACAATTAGTGCGGACATCTGCACATTCAGGCTGGACACTATCAACACTCCCTTGGTTTGGTACAGCAACAACTGGACCGTACATGCCTACGTTTGATTTCACAACGCTAGGTGGAACGCAGTACCGGCTGAGCACGTTTACGTTTACACCCAATGCAACGAGTGCAACAACTATCACAGCCAATGGTGCTATTTATACAGCCGGACACGTTGGTGGAATTTTTCGCGGGAACGGTGGCGTAGCTAGAATAACCGCAGTTAACTCAGGCGGTACAATTGCAACAGTAACAACAATCACAGCTTTTAATGCAACGTCTGCTATCTCGGGTTTGCTTTCATCGTTAAGTGAGCGAGTATGGGGCGACTCTACAGCAGGAACACCAGCAGGTTCAGATAGAGGATGGCCGACGCGAGGCACTTTCTTTATTAACCGTTTAATTTTGGGGCGCTCACCTGTTCTTAAGAATCTTGTGTGGTTTTCTGACGCAGGAATTTATGATAGCTTTGATGATTCAGAAGTTGATGCAATATCATCATTCAGTGCGTCATTTAATGGCCGTGGCGAGCAAGCGGTCGAGTCTATTATCGCTGATGATTCTATTATATTCGTAACATCTAATCGAGTCTTTGCGCAGAGCCCACTATTTGAAACAGCAATCACCGCGACTAACTTTTATTTCTCACCTCAGTGCCAGCAGCCAGCGAGTGAGATACCAGCGGTCGCATTAGACAATCAAATATTTTATCCGTCAGGGAATAAAACCCAGGTCACGCAGCTTGTATTTAATACAGGTGATGCTCGTTATGTTGGGTATCCGGCTGGATTATTATCAAACCAATTATTCGAAACCATTACCTCTAATGGTACATGGGAGCCTGATAACATATCAGCTAAGCTTTATCTGGCTACGCAAGCAGATGGAACAATGCTTATGTACAACACACTGCTTCAGCAAAAGATATCTGCATGGAGTCTTAGAACTACGCGCGGTAAGTACAAGCAGGTTATTGGTGATGGCAGAGAAGCCATGACAATTGTTGAGCGTCAAATAAATCTAGGCTTAACTACATTTGAAACGCCAATGGACTACGCTTACTCAAGCAATCCAGCTATGACCGCATTTTATAATGTTCAAGTTGACTTGGAATCAGGCTCAGGTTCAACGGTTACGCTACTTGAAAACCAAAATGACTACATTGTTTTTGGTAATGACGTTCCATTTACAGCAATTGATATTACGTTAGATACCGTGGCATCAAGCGATTGTGGTTTAGTCTTTGAGTACTTAGATATTAATGAATCATGGGAAACGTTTACGCCGACCGACAACACGACAGGGTTAACCGGAAGCGGTTCAATTACCTGGGCGTTTACTGACGTGTCAAACTGGGGCCCTGGAGATGTTAACTCCATTGAAGATAAGTTCTGGATACGTATTCAACGAACCACAGCAGCAGTAACAACCTCGCCTATCTTTGAGCAAGTCGAAGTTAACACAGGCATTAGATTATTTCTTGAGCGGTTAGACTTTAACGCGTACATGGATTCACAAACTAACACCTCATCTGATGCAAGCGGTGATGTGACGGGGTTAACTAATTTAGCAGGCGAACAAGTTTATGCAATAAGTAACGGCGCAACGTCTGGACCGTACTTTGTGGAGTCAGACGGAACCACAAACATAGTAAACGAATATGCATCTGTTGATATCGGAATACAATACAAGCCTGAACTTGTCCCTATGCCGTTATACACGCCGACCTCGGAAGGCAATAACATCTACAGCCAAAAGTATGTGATGGATTTATTTGTGGACTACGTAGACTCACTCTACCTCAAGGCTGGAATCAATCCTTTAATATCGGACATACCTAATATGCATCTTAATGATTACACGCTTGGAGAATCCGTTCCCCCTCAAACGGGAATATTTAGAATTAACCCACGGGGGGATTGGGAGCCAAGACAAGAGGTTGTTGTGACACAATCACAGCCTGGCCCTATGACCATCATTGGTATTGGCTATCATGTGGAGGTTACATAATGTCAGGTGCAACAGGTCAAGCGGCAGGTATGGCAGTAGGTGCGGCAGTGGGTGCGGTGGCTGGATCAATTGTTCCTGGTGCTGGCACATTAGCAGGTGCATCATTAGGTGCGTCACTTGGTTCAGCCGGTGCAGGTCTATTTAATG